GATGGACCCCGCCGGCACCACCAAAGTCTATCTCTCGGCCACCGCCGGCCGCGTGATGCAGACTTCGGTTGCCGGCCGTCAGGTGATCGGGGCTCGCTGGGCTTCGACAACCACCGTGACCTCGACCACCTCGACTGCGGTTGCCACGCTGAACCGTCCCGTTCAGCAGGGCGCCATCACGTAAGCAACTGGGCGGGGCCTACGGGCCTCGCCCTTCCTCTTTTCAATGAGGGCCGATGCTTCAGATCGTTTGCGTCCAGTCTGGGAATTACCAGGAACGGGGCGCGGAATACGTCAACATCCTGCACGATTCCATCCGCCGCAATTTGTCACGCGGCACTGAGGGCAAATTCGTTTGCTTCACGGATGACCCGCGCGATCTTGATGGCGGTATAGAAGCCAGGCCTTTGCCGGGTGGACTGGAGGGCTGGTGGAATAAGCTTTGGTTGTTTTCGCCGGGGCTGTTCCCAAGCGGTGACCGGATTGTATATTTCGATCTCGATACGCTCGTGATCGGAAGCCTCGACCATCTGGTGAATTACCGCGGCGGGTTTGCTACTCTACGGGACGTGTACCGGCCCGGCGGTCTGCAAAGTTCCGTCATGCTCTGGGAAGCCGGAACGCATACCGACATCTGGACCGAGTGGGAGAAATCCCGGCCCATGACGGATTGGGGCGATCAGGCATGGATCGAGGAGCGCGTACCTGAAGCCGTGCGATTGCAGGCTGCGTTCCCCGGCCTGTTCGTCAGCTACAAGGAAGACTGCAAGCCCTACCCGCCGTCCGGGGCCAAGGTGGTTATATTCCATGGCGAGCCGCGCCCACATGGTTGCGGTGGCTGGGTAAGAGAGGTGTGGAAGCGCGGCGGGCTCGGTTCTGTGGATCTTGAGATGATCTGCAACACCGAAAGCGACACGCTGAAGGTTAATTGCAAATCTTCCATGGCGAGGGGGCTGGAACAGGTTGTTCAATTGCCGGCGCACAATGGCTCGGTTTGCATTGTCGGCGGCGGGCCGTCCGTCAAGCGGCATCTCGGTCATATCAAACTGCGGCGGGAAGCGGGGCAGCAAATCTGGGCGCTGAACGGCGCCGCTACCATGCTTTACGAACACGGCATTACGCCGGACGCCCTGTGGATTGTGGACGCCCGGCCCGATAATGCCAAGTTCGTCATCGATTGTGAAGCTCACGCTTATTTCGTCGCATCGCAATGCGCGCCGGAAACCTTCGATGAGGCCGGGCGCAATGCCTACATCTGGCACGACGCCAATTGCGGGGAATGGCTTCCCGAGGGTGTTACGCTGATCGGCGGCGGGACGACGGTTGGAATGAAGGCCGTCGCCGGGGCTTTCGTGCTTGGCTATCGGCGCATTCATCTGTTCGGGTACGATAGCTCGCTGGAGGATGACGACCACCACGCTTACCGGCAAACGATCAACGACAATGATCTGATCGTTGACGCATGGTGCGATGGGCGAAAATTCAGGTCTGCCCCATGGATGGCGCAGCAGGCCAACGACTTTGAGCGGCTGGCGACTGAACTAGCCGAGATGGATTGCGAAATCCATGTTTATGGCGACGGGCTATTGCCGCACCTGGCCAAGCTGATGCAGCGGGCGGCAGAAGCCGTGCCTGCGTATGAGTTGCGAGCATCGGCGATCCTGTCACGATTGCCGGAAGGCCCGGTCAAGGGCGCGGAAATCGGCGTGTTTACCGGGGCGCTGTCGGCAACTCTGCTGAAGCGTTCGGACCTGTCCTTGATCATGGTCGATTCGTGGGATGTCGGCTCGTATGTCGGTGACAGCGGGGACTTTCACGCCAGCATGACGCAGGCGCAGCAAGACAATAGTTTTGAACTTGCCAAGCAACACACGGCCTTTGCAGGCGACCGCGCGACGATCATCCGCAAGCGGTCAGTGGATGCCGCAAGGGATGTCCCTGACGGTTCGTTGGATTTCGTGTTCATCGACGCCGATCATTCCTACGATGGATGCAAGGCCGACATCGCAGCATGGATGCCGAAACTAAAGCCGGGCGGGCTCCTGTCCGGTCATGACTACGATAACCCCGATTTCGAGAAATTCGGCGTCAAGCGCGCGGTTGATGAGCTGGGCCTTGATGCTGAACTTGGCGACAACCTGACCTGGTTTATCAGGCTCAACCCCTAGAGGACAAATGGAAAAACTTCCCATTCTAATCCATCGCTTTTACACCGTGTTCGAAGACGACCCGAAGAACCCCGGTCAACAGCGCGCCCGCGACATGGTGGAATATGGCCCGATCGGTCAGGCCGGCCGCACGCATGTAACCGAGCGGATCGATATCCTGCTGAAGCCGCAGAAAGTCGCCGGCCAGAATCCTTCGGTGCAGGCGGCGCAAGTCCTGTGTAATTTCATCAAGCCGCGATACGAGGCATGGAAGACCAACCAGGATCTTCCCGAAACCGGGACGCCCCTTGCGGCGTGGAACCATCTTACGCAGCAGCAGGCGGAAATTCTGAGGGTGAACGGCGTTCGCTCGGTTGAGGATGTCTCCCAATTGACCGATACGCACATTCACCGCATTCCGATCCCGAACCTTCGATCTATCATCGAAGCCGCAAAGCGGTTCCTCGACAACAAGGACGTGAACAAGTTCACCGCGGAGATGCAGGCCAAGGACGAGATGATTGCAGCGCTCACGCTGCGGGTCGATCAGCTTGCCGAGATGGCTGCCGGCGGCCTTCCTGAACCGAAGCGACGAGGCCGCCCGCCCAAATCTGAACAGGTCGCCGCTTAAATGACGCTACTGTCCATCGTTCGCAACGCATCTGACCGCCTTGGCTTGGCGCGGCCATCGGCTGTCGTGGCCTCGACGGATCAGCAGGCATTGACCCTGCTCGGCATTGCGCAGGAGGAGGGCAAGGCCCTGGCGCGTCGTCATGCGTGGCAGGCGCTCCAGAGCGAACACACGTTTCCGACCGTCGATGGTACGGCATCTTATGCCTTGCCAAGCGGCTTTGACCGCATCTTGCTTGACACCGTATTCAACCGAACCCGACGCCGCCGGATGATGGGCGATCTTACGCCGGCACAGTGGCAGGAAACCCAGTCCAGCCTTGTGACGATGGTGAACCCGGCGTTTCGTATCAGGGGAAGCTTGTTCTACATCTCGCCGACGCCGACGGCGGTTGAAACCGTGGCCTATGAGTACATCACGAAAAACTGGTGCCAGTCCGATACATCGGTTGGGCAGGATGCTTGGGCGGCCGATACCGACACGGGGCTGCTCGACGAAGAACTGATGACGCTCGGCCTTAAATGGCGATGGGGCAAGGCCAAGGGCCTCGACTATGCCGAGGATATGAACACCTACGAAATCGAGGTGAACAACGCCATTCTGCGGGATGGGGCTCGCACCCGAATTGATACGTCCTGCTACGAGCGTGACCGCGTTCCGCACGCGCCGCAAGTCCCTGAGACGCTGGTGTTCTGATGCTCCGCAGGCCAGCTCGACCAAATCCAGGCAAGCGGGAGGTTTCCAAGGGGAGCAGCATACCCTCCCCCGTTGGGGGCTGGGATGCGGTTTCCGCTCTGGCGGACATGCCGGAAGATCGCGCGGTTGTTCTGGAGAACTGGTTTCCCAGCACCACGGACGTTCGCGTCCGCCGCGGTCATCAAGTCCAGTGCGGCGGGCTGGGGTCTGGCGTCGTCGATTCGCTGTTGGTCTATAACGGCCTGACTTCGGCGGCCTCAAAGCTGTTCGCCGCGGCAGATAGCAAGATTTACGATGTCAGCGCGTCAGGGGGCGCCGTTGTCACCGACCGCACGGGGCTTGCCAATAACCGATGGCAGCACGTCAACTTTACCACGTCGGGCGGCAAGTTCCTTTGGTGCTGCAACGGCGCGGATGATCCCATTCACTACAACGGTTCGGCGTGGGCAGAGCCGACAATAACCGGCGTTACCGGCTCCGAAATCATCAACGTGAACGGCCACAAAAACAGGTTGTGGTTCGTGATGAAGGATTCGACCAAGGCGGCCTATCTGGCGACTGGCGCGGTTGCGGGCGCCGCGACGACGTTTGAATTGGGCGGGCTGTTCACGCAAGGCGGCCACCTCGTTGCAATGGCTACATGGACAAGAGACGGCGGGGCCGGGCCAGACGATCTGGCCGTGTTCATTTCGTCCCGAGGGCAGGTGGCGGTTTATGCCGGCACAGACCCCGCTTCTGCTTCGACATGGGAGCTGGTGGGTGTTTACGATGTCGGCCCGCCGATTGGCTACCGCTGCTTTAACAAGGTCGGCGCCGACCTGATGCTGGTGAACATTGACGGCGTTCTGCCGCTGTCGAAGGGGCTGGTGCTGGACAGGGCAGCGCAGAGCCAGGTTACCATCACGCTCAACATCAACAGCGCCATGAACGAGGCGGCGCGGTCCTACAAGGGGAATTACGGTTGGGAGTTGGTGCCCTATTCCAAGGGGACGATGGCAATCCTGAACGTTCCTATTTCAGAGGGTCTTACCCAGCATCAATACGTGATGAACACTATAACGGGCGCGTGGTGCAAGTTCACGGGGATGAATGCGAACTGCTGGGCGGTGTTTCAGGATGATCTTTATTTCGGCGGCAATGACGGGTTTGTGTATCAGGCGGATACGACAGGCATTGATCTGCTGGTGCCGATCGATGCTGTCGGGCAGGGCGCTTATAATTACTACCAGATGAGGGAAAGGCTGAAGCAGTGGAA